GTACTGTTCAACATCTAATGAAATCGAACAGGTCAAGTAAGCAATGTTCAGAAAAGTAATGAATGTATATACATCAAGGGTTGTAGAGAATATGATGTTAAGTAGTCAAAACAAGGAAGGGAAGTAATGATAGACAAGATTAGTAAATGCGTTATAGTTTTCGCAGTAGGTGTAACTATCTCACTAGCTTCAATGGCGTTCTTTAATCAAATGTTTCAGATACCACAGCAAATGATGCAAGGTTCTATGCAAATGATGAACCAACCTCAATCGTGCGATTGCGTGTGCCCAGCTGCACAGTAGATTATAACGCGCTTTTAGGACATAATAGCAACTAACGATATACTGGAGAATATCATATGGGTGACTACACCTACTTAAATCCTGGGCAGAGAGAGCCTGACCAGTGGAATACTGGTGGCAAACTACAACCTTCTCTTCTCGGTGGTGGTAATACTGGTGATACAATAAGACCTATGCTTCCAGGAAACGAGTATCAAGGTGCAGTTATAGGTGGTGGTAATACGTCTGGAGGACCATATCCAGGATTCACTAGTAGCGGCGGCTTTGGAGCTGCTGTTCCTGGTGTTAAAAAGCCTACAAGAAATAAGCCTTGGTATAAAGGTATAGGTCAGATAATAAACAAAGGTATAGGTCAGATAAATAATGGTTTTATTCAGATGACAGTAGATGAAAGCGCTTGGGATGGCTCAGCTCCATATATGTTCAACACTGATACAGGTTCAATCACACAAGCATCAGGTAGAGGTGGTTTTGGTGGTGGTACTTGGAACGCTGGCGATGAAGGCTATCAACAGCTAATGGATAACTACCAGCAAAACAATCCTAAAGCAAAGAACCTTACGGCATTAGCCGATAATTACACAGATGTTACAATAAGTAAACCTCACACAATGCAGCTTGCAGAAGGCACGGAAGGAGTTGTTAATTCAGCTGTTCCTATCCAAGACGTACTGGGTATAACAGAGCAGGACTCTACCTCTCTCGCAGCTCCGTTACAGTCTGCACCTATGCAGCAACCTATGCAGCAACCTATGCAGCAACCTATGCAGCAACCTATGCAGCAACCTATGCAGCCTGTAGTTTCCCCTTTGCACATGCAGCAACCCCTACAAGCACCAGAGGCACCTCAGACTATGCAGGGGATTGGCGCGCTTCAGCCAAACACTCAAGTCCATAATAACACGCAACCTGTGAACCAGGCACCTCTCCAAGATAGGCAGCAGAGTACAGGGTTTGGACTAAGCAACCCAGGCACCTCTTACCACACAGGACTTAGCCAAACGCCTTCCAGCAACCCCCTGTACGCACAGCAGGACCAGGGGACGCAAAGTGTTTTTACAGGGCCAGAGCAAGGTAATAAAGCATGGTGGCTACGGTAGACGCCCAGTGGCATAAAAGAGTGGTTTAGGGCATAATAGCAACTAACGATATACTGGAGAAAAAAATGGGCATTAGTACAATAGAACAAGGGGAAGAGCTAGGTCTATCCGTTCAGATTGAAGACGGTACTAGCACAGGTCTATACCCGCGTGCAATCGTTACAGATGACTCAGGAAGCACTATTACCGGAGGTACTGTAGACCTAACAGTCGCAGGCAGTACAGGTATGTATTACAATGCAGGCACTGCATTGGCTATGCCCAATAACGCTTTTGTAACAGCTACCTATATTATCTACACAGACTCAGGCCACACTACCGAATCTACTACCTACCTACGCTCGTCAGATGTATTCATGCGCGGCGGGGAAGTCTCCGCAGACGTCACTAAAATTAGTGGGTCTGCAACCGCCTCTGACAAACTAGAGGCAAACATTCTACTTACAATCGACAGTTCTGTTAACGACGCTTCTGCAACAGTTGCTTCGTTTGATACAAATCTAACCGAAACCACTACAGACGCTTACACAGGTAGAGAGCTGCATATGACTAGCGGAAGCGCAGCAGGTGAGATTAGTAAGATTTCAGCCTACAACGGAACTACCAAAGTTATTACACTGTCACCAGGACTTAAAACTGCCCCAGCAAATACTGATACATTCACTATTTTCTGATGGGGCGCTTAAATGAGTTCTAGACTAGGTTTTTTTGGGTACTCTCGACACTCTAGGTTTACAGGCGATGTAGAAATATCCCTCGCCGCCCTACAGTTGGTAGGTCAGCTATCCGAGGCTACTGAAACAATAAGCATAGACACCGCGTCTATTGCACTAAGCACCTCCGCAATAACACTAACTGAGTCCCCTAATGTAGATACTGCGGGAATCTCAATAGCCTTCTTCACAGCCAGTTTACTGCAGACTGTACATGTAGATACAGCAAGCATAGCGCTAGCGGGGCACGCCCCGACGCCTGATGAGAGTGTTAGAGTAGGTGTCGCTAATATAAGCCTGACAGGATATGATGTAGATAATATAATTACATTGCCTGCTCAGCAGATAGCACTAGTAGGACACGATGTAGATAATATAATTACACTGTCTAGTGCCTCTATGTCATTGACGGGACACGATGTAGATAATATAATTACACTGTCTAGTGGCGCGCTACAGCTAGCAGGCTATGACGTTGTACTAACAGAGTCAATACACGTAGCGGCTAAGGCAGCACAGCTGGTGTCTTATGACATCACCATTGTCTTAGATAGCTACATAACACTAACAGGAGTCACCGCGTCAGGTGTGGTTAGCACCGTCACCATCTGGACAGAAGTAGGTAATGGTGCTACTGATACATGGACAGAAGTAGCTACAGCTGCCTCTGATATATGGGCAGAAGTGCCTGCAGGTTAATAAACAGAGAGTATAAATGCCATCAACATATACAAGTAATTTAGGATTAGAGCTACAAGCAGACGGTGAAAACGCCTCTACTTGGGGACAGAAAGTAAACACAATTGTCGGGCTAATTGAGGACGCTATCTCTAGTATTGGTAGTATATCCCTAACTACAGACGCTAGTAGGACACTAACCAGTGTGGACGGGGGAGTGGACGAAGCGCGTAGCGCGGTACTGGTAATCACCTCAACCGTGACGCTAACGGCTACCCGGTCTATCATCATACCAAGCAGCGCTAAGGTGTACCTAGTCTATAACAACACCTCCGGCAGTCAGTCTATCACAATCAAGACATCTGGCGGAACGGGTGTTACTGTAGCCTCGGGTAAGAGAGTGATAGTATATTGCGACGGCACTGATGTACACCACGGCATCTCTGAGCTACCGGCTACTACTATCAGCACACTATCGCTAGGTACTGACTTGGCAGTAGTTGATGGAGGTACCGGCGCAGGTACTGCCTCAGACGCACGTAGTAATCTAGGGGTGATAATTGGCTCTCATGTACAAGCATGGGATGCGGCACTAGACGACTTCGCAGGATTAACCCAGGACACTGATAAACTACCCTACTTTAATTCGACATCGTCGATGACGACAACGAGTCTTAGTGCCTATGGTAGAAGCCTGATTGATGACACTGATGCATCTACTGCTAGGACTACACTAGGCTTAGGGACTCTAGCTACTAAATCCTCAATAAGCAGTTCGGAACTAGACTCAGACGCTGTAACTACAGCAAAGATTAATGCCGACGCAGTTACTGGGGCAGAGATTGCAGACGATGCAATTGATAGCGAGCACTACACAGATGGTAGTATTGACGTAGCTCACCTGTCTGCAGGCGCAATAGCGGCGGCTTACCCGGTTGGCTCTATCTACATGAACGCCTCAAGCAGCACAAACCCAAATACCCTACTAGGCTTTGGTACTTGGTCATCATTTGGCGATGGGCGTGTACTACTTGGAGAGGGCGGCGGCTACGCTAACGGCTCAACTGGTGGTGCAACCACTGCAGCACATACATTGACAACCGCTGAGATGCCAGCACATAACCACATTAATGGTAATTATGATAGATTGCTACAATACACTGGCAGCCATACTGGTGATGGTTTTGACTCGTCATCTGGTGAGGTTGATTCACTACATAGTGCTGTTATACAGTCAGCTGGTGGCGGCGGCTCTCACTCTCACTCAACACTGCAGCCATACATAACCGTACACATGTGGAAACGCACAGCCTAATAGGAGAATAATATGCCATCGAGTTATACAACAAATTTAGGGTTCGAGAAACAAGCAGACGGTGAGAATGCCTCAACCTGGGGACAGAAAGTAAATACCATCTGGGAGTTAGTGGAGGACGCTATTTCAGACGTAGGTGCTATCTCACTAACTGCAGACGCTAATAAAACACTGACACGTACTGACGGTAGTGTGGACGAGGCGCGTAGCGCCGTATTAGAAGTCACCTCGACCGTGGCACTGACAGCCACCCGCTCTATTGTAATCCCCACTAGGGATAAAATCTACATTGTCAGTAATAACACATCAGGCTCCCAGTCTATACTGGTGATTACATCAGGTGGAACAGGTATCACCATTAAGAACGGTGAGAAGAGAGTTGTGTATTGTGATGGTGTTAATGTAGTGGAGGCAATTACAGCATTGGCTTCCCTGGCACTAGATACTGCACTACCTATTTCAGAGGGCGGAACAGGTGCTACGACTGCATCAACAGCACTAAGTGCAGTCGGAGGCCAGCCTTCTAATGCTATACTGGACGATTTAGCAGCACTCACCCAAGCAGCAGATAAGCTACCGTACTTTAGCTCGACTTCAGCAGCTACAACTACTACATTGAGTTCGTATGGCAGGTCGTTAATAGACGATGCAGACGCCTCAGCAGCTAGAACTACTTTAGGGTTAGGCACATTAGCCACCAAGAGTACTATTGTCTCAGCCGACATTACTGACGGTACAGTTACCTCATCAGACATCAAAAATGGTACGATTGTAGCAGGCGACCTTGCAAGCAGTGTACTAAGTGGTTATTCAACCACTACGCAGATGAATACAGCTATCTCTACTGCCACAGATTCTCTATATCCTGCATACCCAATAGGCGCTATCTTTACTACAGTAACCGCTTACGCTAACTCAGCTGCGGTAGTTGCTGCCGTTGGTGGCACTACCTGGGTTTCCTTTGCAGCAGGTAAGATGTTAATGGGCCTTGATTCGAGTGATTCAGACTTCAATACCGTAGAAGGAACTGGTGGTGCTAAAACACATACATTAACTACAGCTGAGATGCCATCACATAACCATAACTGGGCTTCGGCGGAATACTCTGGTTCTTACGATTACGGTACAAACCAGCTTGGTAATAATAACTCATATTCTTCAAGTAGTGGTGCTGCTAACACTATGACAACATCAAATACAGGTAGCGGTACTGCTCATAATAATATGTCTCCCTATATCGTAGTGTATATGTGGAAACGCACGGCTTAGTGGAAAGAAAATGAGTATATACGGATACGGATACGGATACGGAACAAACGATGGGCAGAATGCCATTGACTGGAATTACTATAGGTATCCCGTACAGCAAGCAGGCGGAAGACCTCTGGACTACCCTGCACATTTACCTTGGCCTCCTGTACCTAGCGCTGCAAACGTCGGCGGTGGTGGCGGCGGTTCGCCTAGAACCCCTGCGCAACAAGGTATCGGTTCGTTAAACGGCGGTAAAGAGTATGGTTGGAAAGACGTGGGTAACTTCCTGTCTAACCAGACTCTGGGCCCTATGGGTGAGCATGTCGGCTTAGGTAATTACAACGCAGGTAATACAATAGGGACAGTGGGCGCAGGCTTACTAGGGGTCAATCCTGTCGTAGGTATGGGACTAAGTTGGTTAGGTAATCAGGCTTGGGGCAACAAGTACGGAGAGGACGGCTTCTGGGGCAACTTCTGGGGTGAAGATAAAGATAAAGATAAAGACGATGAAAAGACAGACGACGGACTGGGTGACAATCCTCTAGGTATTCCTGGTAAGGATAATTTAGGTAGAGGGTTTACTAATCCAAGTGACTTAAGTAAAGGACCTAATCAGTTTGGGCTAGAGGGCTACAATATGCAGGGCGGAGAGGGGGTCACAGACCCTAATGGTCCGTATGGTGATGGTAGCGGGCTAGGATATAACGCCCCTACCACAATCGAGACATTCAGCCCTGATAACAACTACGGATATACTGGCCCCGACTCTAATGGAAACAGTCAGAACTTCAACTATACTGGCGGCGACGACTCAGCAGGCGACGGCTCAGGATTTGGTGAAAACAACTCAGGATTTGGCGGTTTTGAAGATGGTACCGATGAGAGTGACGCAGCAGCTGCGGACCAAGGCGAATGGTAGATTTAAAGGAGCTTTAAATGGCATTACAATCGATTAACTTCCCAGCAGGGATTCAAAAAGAAAACACTAACTACTCTTCCGAGGGTGCTTGGTTCGACTCAGACAAGATTAGATTCAAGTCTGGTAAACCTGAGCGCGTCGGTGGGTGGGTTAAACATATATCCAACACCCTGGAGGGGGTTGGTCGCTCGGTGCTAGTATGGCGTGCTAATAATGGTACGGTAAATACAGCATACGGCACACATAAAAAACTATATGTGGAGCAAGGTGGCGCACTGAATGACATCACTCCTCTTAGGAAAACAGTGAGCCCTGCAGCGAGCAATACTTTAAATAGTACGGCAGCCTCTACGGTAGTAACAGTTACAGACAGCGCCCACGGAGGCAACACTGGGGATTATGTAACCCTGACTAGCTTCTCAGCAGGCTCATCTGGACTATCTACCACTGAGCTGAATGCCAACCACTCTATTACAGTACTCACAGGCAACACCTACACTATAACAGTAGCGACAGCAGCTACGGCAACAAGTACTTTCGGAGGTGCTTCTGGCGTACTGGAGTATGAGGTATCTATTGGTAACGTCGACGAGGAGTTCGAGTATGGTTGGGGAACGGGCCCGTGGGGCTCTAGCACATGGGGAACACCTAGGTCTACCTCTTCTATTACACTACCTCCACGAATATGGTCATTAGATACATACGGTGAAGACCTTGTGACTACATACGGTGAATCTAAGCTATATCTATGGGATTTCTCAGGCGGTACAGGCTCACGCGCCACTGCCGTTACTAACGCACCTGCACAGAATAACTTAGTACTGGTGTCTAACCCTGATAGACACATCGTAGTGTTCGGCTCACATGACGGCTCTGATTATGACGCGCTACTGGTTAGATGGGCGTCGCAAGAGCAGTCTACTGACTGGACCGCGTCTTCTACTAACACCGCAGGTAGTCAAAAACTATCAGGCGGTTCTAAGATTGTAGGTGCTCGAAGAGCTCAGGGACAGGTGCTTGTATGGACAGATACAGACTTACACTCTATGCAGTACACAGGACCTCCTTACACTTTCGGGTTCCAGCAGATTGCATCACAGTGTGGTGCAGCCGGCCCTAATGCAATGGTAGTGTCTAACTCAGTAGCCTATTGGGTCGGACAACATAACTTCTACATGTACGATGGCTCTGTAAAAGCACTACCTAGTCCTGTACGTCGTTACATATTTGACGACCTTAACCTACAGCAGCGTAGTAAGATTGTGGCGGGACTAAATCAGGAGTTCCAAGAGGTGTGGTGGTTCTACCCTTCAGGCACAACTACTGAAAACAATAAATATGTAATTTTTAACTATGCAGAGGGTGTGTGGGCAATAGGTAGCATCGATAGAACTGCTTGGGTAGATAGAGAGGTATATAACCTACCTATCGCCTTGAAATCGACCGGTGAGATTTACAATCATGAGTTAGGAGATAGTGACGATGGCTCTGCCATGTCTGCTTTCATTGAGTCTGCGGAGTTTGACTTAGGGGAAGGCGATGAGTTATTCCTAATGAGTCGCATTATCCCTGACATCACCCAGGACACTGGTACTATCGATGTTACATTTAACGCAAAACTATACCCACACGACGCGCCTACTGTATATGGCCCGTATACAATATCTACAACTACTGAAAAGGTAGACACTCGAGTTAGGGCAAGACAGATGAGTATTAAATTCTCGTCAGACTCTGCTACGGGCGATAGATGGCGTATTGGTACCCCACGTATTGATATTAAACCAGCAGGAAGGAGATAATCTATGGCTATTCTATTAAAAGAAAGATTCCCAATCCCTCGGGATGGGTACGATAAGGAGCAGTTCAACCAACTAATCAGAGCGCTAGAGTTAGCGTTCCGTAAGGTGGACTTTGAGCTGGTCGAAGATGCAGACCAACGTGCTGCAGAGGACTGGTTACTACGATGAGCAACTTTTTTAAAGTAACAGGAACCTCACTAGCGTCTACCTCAGCCACTACATTATTAACAGCACCTGCCCAGTCGTCTTTTATCCTAAGTAGTGTTATAATATCAAACACTAACAGCGGAAGTACGACAGTAGATATAAATTTCGTTGATAGTAGTACAGGGTCTACTTATAACATCGCCACAGACCTCAGTATCGGCGCAAAGACGAAAGTCGAACTATTGAGTAACTCTTTTGTATTAGAGGAAGGAGACTCAATAACAGCAGCCCCTTCTGCAGGAGGGCGTATTGATATTGTAATATCATATTTAGATAGATACAGAGGCGGATAATGGCAGGCATACAAGATTTAGCACAGCACGGTAGAGGCAACGATACAATGATTGCTCACGTAACTCCGGGCGAGATGATGGTTCCGCCTGAGATGATGGCGCGCCACCCCGCCCTACAGAAACAACTATATCAAGCATACCTAGACGAAGGCATGGACCCTCGTCAATTTAAAGTAGGCTCTGGAATCACATCACTAAATCCAACTACAGGCAGGCCTGAGTACGGGTTCTTCAAGAAACTGATTAAAGCTGCGGCTCCTGTTGTAGGTTATATGGTAGCAGGACCAGTCGGTGCTGCTATCGGTGGCGGGCTAGCCGGGGCCTCTGATGGTGGTGGATGGAAGGGCGGTTTAAAGGGGGCGGCTATTGGCTATGTCACCGCCTCTCTTGCCTCAGGTGGTGCTTTCGGTGAAGGTATAGCAGGTTTATCAGGAACAGGGTTTGGCGCTAGTGGTTGGGGAGGTTTAGGTAATATAGGCGGCTCTGCCGGTAACTGGGGACAGACCGCTGTCAGGCGTGCTGTTGGTGGTACAGATGTATATACAGGAAAGGCCCTAGCAGGCAAGAATCTTGGTGTGGGCGGAGCCTGGAAGCATTTAGGTAAGAAGGTAACAGGTAGCCCTATGCTGATGATGACAGCGTTAGGCGCTCTAGCAAAGGAACCAGACCAGCCTGGAGGTAGTACTTACAAACCAAACACAGACAAGGGAACACCTTTTAAACTAGACCGTCCTGATTTAGAGTCAGGCACAGGTACTCATCAGAGTAATGCAATCACCTCTGCTACTGCGGGCTATGGAACAGGTTATAAGGACCATGATGCAGTTAATATGCCTTACGAGACTACTGCTTATGTAGAAACACCGGTAATCAGACCAGCTGAGTTAGTTATCGGCAATCCTAATATAACCCCAGAAGAGCTGATGGAGTATTATAGGCCTAAGGCCTATAAGGCACAGGGTGGAATGATTAACCACGGCACAACAGGTACTGCTGACGATGTCCCTATCATGGCATCGAAAGGCGAGTTTGTAATGACCGCCGACGCAGTAAGAAACGCAGGACAAGGCGACCCAAGAATGGGCGCTAAGAAACTATACGATTTAATGTACTCACTAGAGGGAGCAAGATAGCATGGCAACATCATCAACTACAACGATAGGAGGCATCCCCGAGTGGATGGAAGACTACGCCAAGAAGACAATGGCATCAGGGCAATCGCTTGCCGAAACACCTTACTCGTCGTATAGTGGCTCACAACTAGCCGGTTTCACAGCCCCTCAAACACAGGCGGCCAACTTAGTACAATCTAATGTAGGCTCAGGACAACCAGCACTAGCCGCTTCTACAGGACTAGCAGGCGAGCAGGCCAAATACGCAAGACAAGGTATTACACAAGCAGGTGCAGGAACTCCTTTATTCGGCCAAGGTGTTACAATGACGGGGACAGGCGCTGGACTGACTAACGAAGCCGCCGCGGCAGCTCGAGGAGCCCCTTCTACATTCAACGCCATGATGCCGGGACTAGCCTCCCAGTATGCAGACACCGCTAAAGCCTACGACCCTAAGTCAGTATCAGGGTTTATGAACCCATATCAAGATGCTGTAACTAAGCAGGGTCTTGATGAGATGCGTCGTCAAGGTACGATGGGACTCAACCAGATTAGTGCAAACGCTGTTGCAGGTGGAGCATTCGGCGGTGCGCGCCACGGTATAGCCGAAGCTGAGCATCGTAGAAATATGGCACAACAGCAGGGTGAGTTCATCAACCAGTCTAATATGCAAAACTACGGACAGGCTCAGAATGCCTCTCTTCAGAACTTCCAGAATCAAATGGCTCGCCAAGCAGGCGCTGCTCAGGGATTACAGGGACTAGGTCAGACAAGCTCAGGACTACAGTCAAACGTAGCAACTCAGTTAGGTCAACTAGGCGGTCAGTACGGTACGATGGGGCAACAGCTAGGTGCATTAGGTAGTCGATATGGTCAGATGGGTGCAACACAAGCAGGTATTGGCGCGCAACTAGGTCAGGTTGGTCAGACACAAGCAGACTTGGCTAGAATGTCTAGAGGCTTTACTGGTGATGATATTAATAGTTTACAGAATGTTGGTAACTTACAGCAAGTACAAGCACAACGTGGTTTAGACCTAGACCAGGCAGAGTGGAACAAGAAACAGAAGCACCCATATGAGCAGCTTAACTTTATGAGCGGTCTAATTAAAGGCACTCCATATAGAACACAACAGATGTCTACGACAGAAACACAGGACCCATCTAGAGCGAATCAGCTACTAGGTGGACTAGCAACACTGGCGGGAGCTGGTAAAGAATTCAACTGGTGGGGCAACAGCGGCAATACAAATTAAATAGGATAATCACATGAGTATTTCAGATAAGTTACTAGAGTTCACAAGCTCTTTAAACGAGATAGATAAGTCCGATAGGGATTACTATAGTCAAATGGACATGGCCGATAAGATGTCTATGGGTATGGGGGGTCTAGGCACTTTATATGGGTCTGCCGCGGAACAAGCTGGGCAGTCAGTACAGGACTGGTCTAAGCAGAAATTGTCACCAGAGGCGATGAATCAAGCAGGTATAGCGCTTAGTAATACAGCATCTAATTGGACTCCTGAACAAACACAAGTGTTTGAGGGTATTCAGAACATACCTTCTCAAATGATACAGCCTGTACGACACCCAGAGATGCCTCAGCAGCCACAACTAACTCAGACACAGAAGAACGTAATAGCGGGTGAAAACTCAATGAACCGTATGCAACAAGAGGTTGATTATGCTAAAGCACAACAAGCCAAGAATGCAGGTATTCCGTCGATTTCAAGTGAATCTTTAAATAATGCGTCCGGTAAATCGCAAGAGATTGTACAGCAGGCAGTAATAGACCAAACAGACGATATTGACGATACTGCTCAGGCAGCTAAAGAGACCGAAGGTTGGTCTGAAGAGCATTTCAGAGGTGCCATTAAAGTAATTGATAGCCTACTACAGCAAACAAACCCACAATCAGCTGAGTATATGTCTCTACAAAACCGCAAAGCAGACCTAATCAGAGTGTATGAATCTCAAAAAGGCAGTGATGACCCGTACCGAGCTATGGAACAACAGGTTGCTACTAACCAAATGAACACCCAGAAAGATAACGAGGCTGCTGAGATGCAGTTACTGGCTAATGAGCAGGAAAACGCAGCACGTCAATCTAAAGCTATTCAATATTATAACCGATACGCGCCAGAAATGGCCCACAGCCCGACAGCTGGTGAAATGGAAGCTAGAGATTATTTTGATAAGGCAACAGGCGCTGGAGAAGTAGCAACTAGAGATGAAGAAAGATATGGAACAGGTGATGCTGTACCACAAGCGTACACACCGGCATCTGAGTCCACAAGAGACACATCTCCTACTACTAGAGAAAGAATCAATATGACATTAGAGGGTGCCAACGATACGCAAGGCACCTCTATATTGGATACTATACACGCAGAAGAGGAAGCAGCAGCACAAGCAAAAAATACCTCTGAGTTAATAACAAACGCAAGAACATCTACTGACGTCACTCCTGCTTGGCTGGGTACACATGACACCCCTAGGGAGAAGGCAGACCAGGCAGCAGACGCTGTACACCAGAACATCGTAGACACGGCTATGGACGAGCCTACTTTCCCTG